CGAGACACGCATGCTGACGGCCTTCCGCGCGATCCCCGGCAGCGTGTGGGTGCGGACCGCGCCGACCTGGAAGCCTCAGATCGTCAACTCGCGGCTCCGGCTCGAGAAGCACCTGAAGGCGGACCCTCTCCTGGGCGGCCAGTGGCGCAAGCAAGAGGGGTTCATCTACGAGGCGGGGCACGCGCAGATCCACTTCCTATCGGGCGGCCCTACCGCGAACGTCGTCGGAGCCACCGCGTCCATCGCGCTGTCGGTCGACGAGGCCCACAAGATCGACCAGGGCAAGTTCGAAGAGGACTTCGTTCCGTTCACGGCGTCGACGAACGCGCCCACGATCCTGTGGGGCGTTGCGGCCGCAAAGCTCGACCTGCTCTACGAGTACCGCAGCCGCAGCGTCGGCACGGACCGGCTCCTCGAGTTCCCTGCGCACGTGTGGTGCGAGCTCTCGCCCTCGTACGCGGGCCACTACGAGGAGCGCGTCAAAACGCTTGGGGCCGACCACCCCGTGATCCTGACGCAGTACGACCTGGTGGACGTCGAGGCGATCGGCGGGTACTTGAACGACGCGCAGCGCACGGCGCTGTTCTCAGGCAAGCACCCTCGCCTCGGCGCACCGCGGGACGACATGTCCTACGGGTTCGTCGTGGACGTCGGCGGACAGGCCGAGACGCAGATGGACGACGACGAGCTGCGCATGGAGCAGCCGGACCGCGACTCGACGATGTGCCTCGTCCTCGAGTGGGATCCGCGCGAGATCGTCCCAACGCTCTCCTACCCCGACGTCCGGATCGTCAACGCGTACTGGTGGACCGGGGAGAAGCACCTCGAGGCGGCCGAGAAGCTCGTCGCGCTGGCGCAGCACTGGCACGTCAGCGACGGCGCGATCGACGCGCGGGGCCTCGGTGAGGCCCAGGCGATGCACCTGCACTCCGAAGTGCCGTGCATCGAGGCGTACGCCGCCACGAGCCCGGACGTCTCCGCCGACTGCTACGACCTTCTCGCCAGGCTCAACCAGGGGAAGGTGCGGATGTGGAGGGCCGACCCGGCCCAGGATCCCGAGTACCGGGAGATCCTAGAGCAGGCGCGCCACACCCGGTACGAAATTCGATCGCACGACCTGATGCGGCTGACGAAGCCGACCGGGACGCGATCGACCGGCAAGCACATCGACGCGATCAAGGCGATGACCTACACGCGCCACGCGATCGCGCCCGCGGGACGCGGCACCTCCACGCCCGAGCAGCCGAGCTACCGCGGCGCGCGGGATCCGTTCGGCAGCCGACAGCCGCTCCTGCGCCGGGGCTTCTCCGAGGAGGAGGACGACGATGCGACTTCGTGAGCGCATCGACGCGTTCCTCGGTCGCCGCCCTGAGCCCGTCCTCGAGGCCGGACCGACAACCGAGCAGGTCAAGCGCGCGCTCGCGGAGGCGCTCGACCGGAAGGACACACTCGAGGCCCTGCTCGCCGCGCGCAACGACCCGGACGCCAAGCTTCCAGGGAACCAGAACCAATCGCTCTTCCGCGCGCTCTCCGGATCGACCGAAGACCAGGGCCGCGACTTCAAGGATTCTGACCGCCACAAGATGCTTCGGCTCGTGCACGAGACCTACGCACTCCGCGGGGTCGCCCACAACCTCGTGGAGATCGCGCTGGACTTCACGATCGGGGACGGGTTCAAGCCCGTGGCGAACGACCCAGCGGAAACGGCGCTGCAGAAGGTGCTCGACGAGGTCTGGCAGGACCACCGCAACCGCCTGCACGAAACCCACGAGGACAAGGCCCGCACGCTGTTCCTCGAGGGCGAGCGGTTCATGGCGGCGGACCTCTCGCCCGTCGACGGTCACCTCGAGCTCGGTTACCTGGCGCCTGAGATCGTGAAGACCGTCAAGATGGATTCGCTCGGCCGCGACGCGTTCCTCGAGCTGATCCCGCCCGACCCGGGGTCGGAGCCGCGCACCTACTTCGTGCTGGACACGCTCAACGAGCAAATCGAGATCGAGCACTTGCCGGCCACGACCGACAAGGCCGAACGCTACGAGATCGTTGAGAACATCGTCGGCCGCACCGGTGCGGCCACCACACAGAGGCGCCAAAAGGTCCACGGGCTTGCGTTCGCGTGGTTCGAGAACCGGCCCGATGGCGCGCATCGTGGCCGCCCCGACCTCCTCGAAGTCGTGGACTACATCGACATCCACGATCAACTGCTCTGGACCGACCTCGAGATCTCCCGGCTGCTCCGGATGTTCATCATCGACGTGTCGGTCGAAGGCCTGCAGTCGGGCGCCGACGGGAACAAGAAGCTCGAGGAGCTGGGCCTCACGACCGCGCCGAAGGGCCCGAAGGTCCTCTGCCACAACGAGAAGGTCGTGGTCCAGCTGCTCCAGGGCTCGATCGCGAAGACCGCCTCCGAGAAGCTCGAGCAGATCGTCGCGCTCAACATCTACGGCGCCAAGGGCTACCCGGAGCACTTCCGCGGGTCGGGCGCCGACACGAACCTCTCGACCGCGCAGGCGCAAGAGCTGATCCCGATGAAGCGGCTCCGGCGGAAGCAGGACCGGCTCGTCGCGCGATTCCACCGGTTGATCGAGGTCTCGCTGGAACTGAGGCGCCGCGCAGGCGCGCTCACGATCAAGGGCGCGTTCGAGTTCAAGATCCAGCGCACCGAGGTCGGCGGGAAGGACAAGAGCCGTGGGGCCACGGTCCTGAAGGACGTCACGCTCGCGGTCACGCAGTTGAAGGACGCCGGCGTGATCTCCCGCGAGGCCGCCAACGCGATCGCGGTCCAGACGATCCGGGACGTCGGGTACGAGCTGCCCGACGAGTTGTCGGAGATGCCGGAGGAGGACCCGAGCGCCGACCTGAAGAAGCTTGAGGCGGCTCTCGCTGGTGCTGGTGCCGATCCGGAAAAGGAACGGCAGCCGCGGGGGGCGCGCGATGCCGCAGCCTAACCCCGTGGTTCTCCGCGCCGTGCGCGAGTACGAGCGCCGGATCGCAGCGCTAATTCGCCGCTCGCGCATCGTGCGATTCCAGGACATCGTGCGCATCCGGCGCGCGTACTCCGAGCTGCTCCGCGAGATCGCGCCTTTCGTGGCCGGCCAGTCGGGCTTCGGGCGCGCCGCCACCGACCAGCTTCTCTCCACGCTCGCCCGCCGCATCGACGAGGTGTCGAGCCGGGTCGAAGGGATCGTGCGCGACGGCATCACGGCACAGGCCGAGCTCGCCCAGCGGGGCCTCGTGGCGTACCAGGCGGCGTTCGGTCAGTACGGGTCGGCGCTCTCCGCCCTCGCGATCACACCGCAGCAACTCGACGCGATCATGGGCTTCTCGGCCGACTTGATCGGCATCCGGTCCGGAGGGATCGGCGCCAGCATCCTGCAGCGCGTCAACTCCGCGCTCCGGCTCGGCGCGCTCGGCGTCGTGGACCAACAGACATCCATCGCCGCGATTTCTCGCGCGCTCGGACGCCCGGCCGCATGGAGTTTCAGGGCGGAGATGATCTACGTGACCGAGACGCTGCGGGCGCACTCGATCACGACCGAGCAGGGCATCCAGGACCTCGCCCGGCACACCCCGACCGGGAAGCGGTGGGTGTGGTCTGGCATCGCCCGAGAAGAGCACGCGGCGATCAACGGCCAGGTCGTGCGCGCGGACCAGCGCTTCAAGGTCCCGGTCCCCGCAAGCAAGGGGAAGCCCGCGCGCGTCGTGCTCATGCGTTTCCCCCGCGATCCCTCGGCGCCGGCGGAGGCAACGATCTTTTGCGGCTGCTTCCTGGTCCCGGTGCCGATGACCAGTTCCGGCGAACCCATCCAGGTTGCCGCATAGAGCGGGAGGAGTTGTTCACATGCAGATCATCGAGAATCACTGGATCACGAAGGACGTCGGACTGAATGAGGTCGGCGTGCTTCGGCAAGAGAAGGCGACCGAAGAGGCCAAGGCCGTCATCGCCGCCACGGTGGATGCGCACTTCGCCGGGAAGCTGAAGCCGATCGGTCCGTTCGACGCCGACGGCAACCCCAAGATCTTCGGCACGAACATCGCGTTCGGCGGGAAGGCCCGCATCCGGATCGCGTACAAGGATCCCGACAACCCCAAACTGATCAAGTACCGTTTCGAGGAGAAGCCCGCGACCAAGGCTCACATCATGGCCGCGGTTCTCTGCACGCGCACCGAGGACGGATCCCTAACGACGCCCGACGGCGAGGACGTCAAGCCGTGGGTCCACCTCGTGTTCGAGGACGGATCCCAGCTCGATCTCGAGGCCGTCGCCGTGAAGGCAAAGGCGCCGACGCCGAAGCCGCCCACCGGCGTCCCGAAGTAATCGGATGCGCGAGTTCATCGGGTACGTCGTCGAGTCCAACGGTCGCGTTCGCGCGCGCCTGATCCGTGAGGGCGTGTCGAAGAACGGGAACCGCTGGACCCGCAAGGTGCTGGAGGGGATGGTCAAGATCCTCGACGGCGTCCCGGTGAACTTCTACGACATGAGCGAGTCGGGCGACGGCTCGTTCCTCAACCACTGGCAGGCGCTCCGCGCGAAGCTCCCCCCTGGGATTCAGGCGCTTCTCCCCGAGATCCTCCAGGGCGCCACGGTCGGCACGGTCCGGAACCCACGGATCGTCATCGAGAACGATGTCGCGCACATCGAGTCCGACGTCGAGCTCGACCCGAAGCAGGCATGGTTCGGCGGTTTCCTCGAGAAAGTCCGTGCGGTCGGGCGCCAGCTCGGCCTGTCGATTCACGTCCCCCCG